CGGAGGCGGCGGCGGTAGCGGCGGCGGCGGTAGCGGCGGATGTTTCGTTAAAGGAACTATGATCCAAATGTTAGACGGAACAGAAAAAGAAATTACAACAATTAAAGTTGGAGAAGAAACTAGAGGCGGAACTGTACAAGCTAAAATGGAATTTGAACCACAAACAATTTACAACTACATGGGTGTAGAAGTTTCTGGATCACATTGGGTAATTGAAGACAATCAGTTTGTTGCAGTAGAAGATAGTAAACGTGGAATAAGAACAGATAAGATAGAACCTGTACATACATTTAAAACTTCTGATAATAGAATATGGATTAAAGATATTGAGTTTGGTGATTTTGAAACAGGTAGTGACGCTCATTGGGAACCTCATTTTGAAATGGTAAGACAAAAACTTAATAAAGAGTTGAATGAAAAAAGACGCTAAAATTAGCAAAGTAATGCGTGAATATAAATCAGGCAAACTTAAATCTGGTAAATCAAATAAAAAAGTGGTAAATAAAAAGCAAGCCATAGCTATCGCTCTCAGCGAAGCAGGCGTAAAAAAGAAAAAGAGGAGACGGAAATGATCGAATCAATAAAAGCAAAAATTATGCACTACTGGACAGACCATAAGAAGGTCACTATCATTGTTGGTGCAGTAATTGTAGTTCTAATACTAGCAATCATCACATAATCATATGATACTTGACGTAGTCAAACTAGCAATAGGCGCTGGCACACATATAATGAAAAACAGACAGCAGCGTAAAATGCTCGAGTCAGATGCAGCAATGTTGCATGCACAGAAAATGGCTAATGGCGAAGTCGAGTATCAAGCAGCTGTAAGACAGTCAAATGACAAAGGATGGAAAGACGAATTTGTCCTTATCCTCGTAAGTGCCCCAGTGATTTTATTGATATGGAGTGTATTTAGTGATGATCCGCAGATACAAGAGAAATTGCACATGTTCTTTGAACAGTTTAATAATCTCCCTTTCTGGTACCAGACGCTGTTTGTCGGCGTGGTCGCATCAATATACGGACTTAAGGGCGCAGATATTTTCAAGAAAAAATAGTTTGACTTAAATTTACATTGGGGGAAATTATGGGGGGTGAAGATAAACCTCAGAACCCACTTGATGTGTTCTGGGAACAATTAGGAGATAAAAAGAAAAAATATGTCAGAAGCTACAGATCCGATAAACGTAATATACAAACTAAAAAAGAGCATGCAGTCACAGATGGACGCCCTAGTACAAACACTCGCAAACGGCGGAGTTGACAGTATGGAAGAATATAAGTATATATTAGGTAAGATCCACGCAGTGGACGCAACAAATCAGGAACTCTCTAACCTGCTAGAACCAAAGGAGCCAAAACCAGATGACCCAAACAACGTCACACGCATTAGAAGATAAATATAACGCTGAAGAAGATGCAAAAAAGATAGCACAACACGAGGCGGAAAAAGAACCCACAAAAACAAATTTAAATAAACTACCAGACCCAACGGGCTGGAGATTACTCGTTATGCCTTTTCGTGTAAAAGAAAAAAGCGAGGGAGGAATTATTATAGCACAAGAAACTTTGGATAGAGCACGTGCTGCTGTTCAAGTTGGATATGTATTAAAAATGGGACCACTTTGTTATAAAGACGAAGACAGGTATCCAACAGGTCCATGGTGCAAACCAAAAGATTGGGTGATCTTTGCAAGATACGCAGGATCACGCATGGAGATAGAAGGTGGAGAAATAAGAATGTTAAACGATGATGAGGTTTTAGGAACAATTGATGATCCGAAAGACCTTATTCACGCAATGTAATTCATAGGAGGAATTAACTATGCTAGAAGATGACTACAAAATTGACGTCGGAGATTCTGACGAACAAGAAACCGAAATTGATCTGGATGCACCAGCACCGGAACAATCTTTAGAAGAGGAGATTAAAGTTGAAAAAGTCGAAAACGATAATCAGTCCGCTGACACATCTGCGGAATCTGATGAGCAGCCTGCTGTTCAGAAAAACGAACTTGACGATTACAGCGACGGTGTCCAAAAAAGAATAGCTAAACTAACACGCAAAATGCGTGAGGCTGAAAGACAAAAAGAAGAAGCCATTGCTTATGCTAAAACTTTACAGCAACAATCTCAAAGAGCTGAGACACAAGTTAATCAAATGGGTGTCGATTATGCAAAAGAGTTAGAAGACAAAATAGCTACAGGTAAAATTGCAGCTAAGTCTGAATTAAGAAATGCAATGGAAGCAGGTGACGTTGATAAACAAGTTGCCGCGCAAGAAGCTATAGCAAGACTAGCTATGGAAGAAGGTAGATTGCATCAATTAAAAACTCAGAACGAACAAGTAGCTAACAGGCAAAATATGGCGCCGCAAAACTTAGCACAAGTTGCTAAAGATATGCCAACTCAAAATGATATCTATCAGGCAGCGCAACAAATTGATCCAAAAGCTACTGAATGGTCGTCTAAAAACACTTGGTTTGGTACAGATAATGCAATGACATACACAGCATTTGATATACATAGAAAACTTGTCGAAGAAGAAGGTTTTGATCCATCTAGCACAGAATATTATTCTGAGGTTGATAAGAGAATAAGACTTGAATTCCCACACAAATTTGCTAATAATAGTGAATCTACAGCTGAGACTCCGGTCCAGACTGTTGCAAGTGCTAAACGTCCAGCCGCAAAAGGACGCAGAAAAACTGTGAAACTCACACCTTCACAAGTAGCAATTTCTAAAAGACTAGGTGTGCCACTCGAAGAGTATGCGAAACAATTAGCCGCGAAGGAGGTATAAGCATATGACAAAAAAAGATACAGATAAGAAAACTGTTAAAACTTCCCGCGTGAGCCAGACTAGGGCTAAAGAAGAAAAGCCTAAAGTATGGACTCCTCCATCATCACTAGATGCACCACCTGCGCCAGATGGTTTTAGACATAGATGGTTACGTGCGGAAAGTATGGGTTATGACGACACTAAAAACATTACAGGCAAAATTAGGTCTGGATGGGAGTTAGTTAGATCCGACGAATATCCGAACGAAGACTATCCAGTCATAAATTCAGGTAAATACGCAGGAGTGATCGGAGTTGGTGGCCTTGTGCTGGCAAGGATATCCGAAGAGCTCGCAAAGTCTCGCGAAGAATACTTTAGCAAAAAGACTGCTGAACGTAATGAGGCTATAGAAAACGATGTCTTAAAGGAACAGCACCCAAGTATGCCAATCAATCAAGAGAGGCAGACTCGTGTAACTTTTGGTGGCTCAAATAAAGACTAGTCTTTATTTAACCATCGATTTAATCAACTAACCCTTTAAGGAGGATAAGACTATGGCAAATATAAATGCCCCTTTTGGTTTTAATCCAGTTGAAAAGATCGGCGGAGGCGCTCCAGGAAAACTAGCTAGTTACACCATTGCTAATAATGAGGCTAACTCAATATTTCAAGGCGATGCTGTAATGAACGATGCAGGTAACGTGCAGCAAGGCGCTGCAGGTGGCAACGATCTAACTGGTGTTTTTTGGGGATGTAAATACGACGATCCTACAACTAATAAACCAACTTTTAAAAATCAGTACGCACAAGTAGCAGCTGAAGCTGAAGCTTTTGTTTATGACGATCCATACCAAGTATTCGAAATACAAGGTTTAACTGGAACTCAGTCACAAAGATCAGATATTCAGAAATCAGCTGATATTGATGCTACTGATGGTTCAACAACAGACGGAGTAAGTGGAATGACTCTCGACATGGGAACACTAGCAGCTGCTGGTGCAGAACAACTAAACGTAATCGGCTTTGGTGGAAATGAAGAAAGAAACCAAATCGATTCTGCTGGTTGTGCTGTCTATAAAGTCGTGATCAACATGCATACTTACGCCAATAATTAATAGCAGGAGGACATAAAAAATGGCTATATCAAGACAACAACTAGCTAAAGAGCTAGAGCCAGGTCTGAATGCATTATTTGGACTTGAGTACAAAAACTACGAAAATCAGCATGCTGAAATTTTCGACACTGAAAACAGTGACAGAGCTTTTGAAGAAGAAGTAATGTTATCTGGTTTCGACAAAGCAGGCGTTAAGTCAGAAGGCGCTGCTGTTGCTTACGATAACGCGCAGGAAACTTTCACTGCAAGATATCAACACGAGACTATTGCGTTAGCATTTAGCTTAACGGAAGAGGCGGTGGAAGATAACTTGTATGACAAGATTTCTACTCGTTACACAAAAGCACTAGCACGTTCTATGGCTCAAACGAAGCAGACTAAAGCAGCGAATGTATTAAACAATGCATTTAAAGCTTCTGGTTACAACGGCGGTGACGGTGAGTCCCTAATTGGAAACGCTCACCCAACTATCGCTGGTAACATCAGCAACAGACCTGTCACATTAGCTGACTTGTCTGAAACTTCTCTTGAACAAGCAATGATTGACATTGCTAATTTCAAGGACGAGAGAGGTCTTAAAATTGCTGCGAAGGCGGTCAAAATGATCATACCTTCAGCTAACCAGTTCACTGCGGAAAGACTTATGAAGTCTGCTAATCGTGTCGGCACAGCTGATAACGACATTAACGCACTAAAATCAATGGGAATGGTTCCTCAAGGTTATGTAGTAAATAACTTCCTAACTGACGATGACGCATTCTTCTTGAAAACTGATGTGCCTAATGGATTGAAGCACATGGTCCGTGCGCCGATTAAAACGGCTATGGAAGGTGACTTCGAGACTGGTAATATGAGATACAAAGCTAGGGAAAGATACAGCTTCGGTTGGTCTGACTGGAGAGGTATCTACGGTTCTGACGGTTCTGCTTAATAAGTAGCACTGTTAGGTCATACCTAAATTAAGGGGCGCTTCGGCGCCCCTTTTTATTTGCAATCACTATATTAAAAGCGTATATTCAAAGAAACACAGACTTGACCAGACGGCCTCGCGACTGTGTTAATAAATAGGAGGAATATA